CAAGATAAACAGTGCTGATGTAGGTGTAGATGGTCCTACAAGCAGAATAGTTAACTTAACATTTGTCGCTTTACGTGACAATTCAGAAGATACTAACTTGCGTATTACACGCTCGTAAAGAATACTCTAGCTAGAGTGGGGGAACGTTGGTGTCGGGTCTGACGTTCCCCATTTATTAACCCGAACTCGATAAGGAAACTCGATATGGACTTAAAAGATTTAACACCCAAAAGTGACACAATAGATGTCACACTAGTGCATCCAAATACAGGAGAAGAGCTTACTAACCCTGATGGTTCTAATATGACTATCTGTATGTATGCTACACACTCTGAAGAGTATAAGAAAGTTATGCACTCTCAGACTAACAAAAGAATTAAAGCCGCTACAAAGAGTAATGACTTGACTATGACTTCTGAACAACTTGAGGCTTCTACACTTAGTGTACTAGCAAATACGACAAAGAGTTGGGATATAACTTTTGATGGAGAGAAGCCAGAACTAACAGTTAAGAAGGCTACAGAGATATACGACCAAGTTTTCTGGATCAAACTACAGCTTGAGGAGGCGGTTGCTAACTCATTGGATTTTACCAAAGCCTGACAACTAAACTTGAAGACTATGCAGAACATACGTTTTCTCTAAGTAAGTCAGGTAAGGATGGTATATCCGAAAGAGAACACCTAGAACAAGTAGAAAAGCAGACTGGCATAAGACCAGAAGGATTAAAGTCTCCTGACTTTCCTATGGTCATTTCCCACGTATGGTCTGCTTTTATAACCTTGAGTAAGACAAGGAGTATGGGGTTTAGTGGACCTAATCCTATTACATACGAACAAATACTAGCGTGGAAGAAATTAACTAGCACACCTTTAGATGCTAGAGAAGTAGAGACAGTTATGTCTTTAGATACAATATACATGAGGGTTATAAATGGCTAAAACAATCCAAGTTAGTGTTGATACTAGCGACCTTAAGGTTCTAAATACGCACTTAAACACTACTAAGAAGACCATACAAATGACCGCTAAGTCAGCTAAGTCTGATTTCAAGCAACTTAAGATGTCTATTGACCCTGTGTATAGAGCAGAGAAGTTATTTACTAAACAAGTATTAGTAGCTCAGAAAGCAGTTGCTACTGGTGCTATAAGTAATAATGAGTACTCAAGAACTTTTGCTATGATACAGAAGAACGCTCAGGCTTCGGGTATGACCTTAAACCAGTTTGGTCAAGTAGCAAATGTCAACACACGTAAGATGAAACGCTTCGGTGCTGTTGGTATGCAACAAGTCGGTTATCAGGTACAGGATTTCGCGGTACAGGTTCAAGGTGGCACAAGTGCTATGGTCGCCCTTGGTCAACAAGGTTCGCAGTTGTTAGGTATCTTTGGTCCAGCTGGTGCTATAGCAGGTATGATCTTAGCTATCGGTACTGGACTAGCTGGTGCATTTATGGCGGCTAAAAAAGCAGGTGATGAATCTATTAGTACTGCGAAGTTATATAAAGATGCTATGGAAGAGTCTGCTACTGCTGTAAGATCTCTTAAAGATGAAAACTATATGTTAGCTAATAGCATTCAAAGTGTAAGTGTAGCTAAGTTAAAACAAGCTCTTATTGCTATTAAACAAGAGAAAGCAGATAAAGAAGCCGCTGAACAGGCATTCCTAGATCAAGAGGCAAAGAATTACAAATACGGTGCTGGAGCAATAAAAGTTGACTTTGGTGATAGAAAAACAAGTATGTTTGGAGAGACTTATAATGAGGCCATAGCTAAAATTGAGGCTCAAATTAAAAAGACACAAGCGGTATTTGATGAAAACCTTGGTCTTAAAAAAGAACAACAAGAAGCAGAAGAACTAAAAAAGCTACAAAAGGCTAGAGAAGATTATATCAAAACTCTAATTATTCAATCAGACGAACAAACGATTATATCTGACAATACTGGAAGAGAATTACTTCTAGCTAAACAGGTAAATGAGATGAACGCTGTGGAGAGGCATCTCAAAGAACTAGGTCTTGAGCTTGATGATGAACAATACCAACGAGCCTATAGATATAAAGAACTAGAGCAAGAAGCTGTTCTACTAGCTTATGATGCAGTGCAAGCAGAAAAAGATAGACTACAAGCAATAAAAGATGCAGATGCAGATTATAAGAAAAGAATTGCTTTAGCTAAGAAAGCACATGAAGCGGCTAAGTTAGCGGCGGCAGATCTTATAGCTCTAAATAAATCTATAGGTAGCTCTATGGAGAATGCTATGATGAGTATGGTAGATGGTACTAAGTCTGTTAAGGATGCCTTCAAGGATATGGCTAGAGAGATCATCAAAGAACTATATCGCATTTATGTCGTTAAGAAGATTACAGGTATGATAACTGGTGCTATAGAAAATAAGTTTGCTCCAGATATAGCAACTACCGCTAGTGCTATCCCTAAAGCTAATGGTGGTCCAGTTAATGCTGGTCAAAGATATATTGTTGGTGAACGTGGACCAGAAGTATTCACCCCTACAATGGGAGGTCACATAACACCTAACTCTGGTGGAGGTGGTTCTGGAACTACTATCGTACAAAACATAAATGTATCGACAGGTGTACAACAAACTGTACGTGCTGAGATACGACAAATGATGCCACAGATTGCAGACAGTGCTAAAGGTGCAGTACTAGATGCTAAGAGACGTGGTGGTAGCTATGGAAGGGCGATGGCATAATGGCTATTTCTTACCCACTTGCTTTACCTACTAACATTGGTATGGCTAGTATTGAACTAAGAGCTAAGAATACAGTTGCTGTATCTATGTCTCCTTTTACTTATAAGCAACAAACACAATCTTATGATGGTGAGATGTGGGAAGCTGACATTAGTTTACCACCTATGAATAGAGATGATGCAGAGACTTGGATTAGCTTCCTGATGAGCTTAAAGGGTATGTCAGGTACATTCCTACTTAACGACCCATCAGCTAAGACTGTGAGAGGTACTGCAACGTCTGCTGTTATAACAGGTGCTGTAGGTGCTAGTTCTGTAGCTGTAACTATGACTGGTACACTTAAAGCTGGTGATTATATACAGTTAGGTACTGCCGCAGATGCTACTCTACACAAAGTACTACAAGATCAATCTGGAAATGGTACACTAGAGATATGGCCTAAGCTAAGAAAAGCTAGATCAAGTGTATCAGCTGACCTAACTAATTCCTCTGGGGTCTTTAGGTTATCAGCTAATGAGACTTCTTGGTCGGTTAACAATGCAAGTTTCTTTGGTATATCATTTGGAGCAATGGAGGTAGTAGGATGAGTAGAGCAATACCTTCCTCACTACTGTCTGCACTTACTGGGGATAATATAAGACCTTTCTATGCTGTAGAGCTTATGTTTGACACTAGAACTATTACAGGTGTAGATGGTAATCCTGTTAGTATTTCTCCTTTACGTATGTGGACTGGTATAGGTGACAAGACTATTAATGTACAAGGTAGTAACCAAGTGTTTACTGGTACAGGTAGCTTACTTTCCATCGGAGACTTAGAAGAGGTAGGAGATCTATCCTCTAAATCTTTAGAGCTTACTCTATCTGGAATACCTAACTCTATAATATCTCTAGCTTTACAAGAACCTTACCAAAGAAGAGTGGCAAGGTTGTATTTAGGTGAGCAAAGCGATTCATCTGTTGTTGAGATTTTCTCTGGTAAAATGGATAAGATGTCAATAATTGACGAGTCAGAGACAAGTACAATCGCTTTAACTATAGAAAGTAAACTAGTAGAATTAGAGAGATCTAGTGGGTGGAGATACACTAATGAAAACCAACAATCCCGATACGCTGGAGATACCTTCTTCTCTTACGTACAGTCAATGCAGGATCAAACAGTAATATGGGGAAAGCAGACTTAAATTCTTACTTAGATAAGATAATAGAAAAGCCTTTTCAGTGGGGTGTACACGACTGTTTTACTTTTACTAATGGTGCATTTAGAGCTATGCATGGTGTAGGATATGCTGACGACTGGGAAGGTTTATATATGCAAAGTAATGGTGTATATCCTAAAGGTCCAAGAAGTGTGAGAGACGACTTTGGTTTTAACTCTTTAGACGAAGGGTTAGCTACTAAACTAACTAGAGTTGAAAGACCTTTATTTGGTAGCTTAGTAACAACTAGAGCAGGTTGTCGTTGGATAACTGGTGTCGCTCTAGGTATTTCCATTGGCTCTAGGGCTGTCTTCCTTAACATGGAAGGCTTAATTAGATTAAACATTGAAGATGTAGAAAGTGCTTGGGATGTCAATAAATAAACACAACACTCCTTTTAACGTATTAAGGCACAACAGACAGTTTGAGATAGCACCTAGAGAACCTGTGACTGCAATAGCAACAGCAATAACTTTAGCTGTTGGGGCGACAACAGGGGGAGTAGTTTACTACGCTATTTATGGTTTAACTTACCTAGCTATTAGTATGGTAACAACTGCTTTAATAGGAGCTTTAACACCTAAGCCAGATTTAGGTGGAGTCAATCAATCTAATGGCTTACAAGTTAATAATAAAAATGCTTTAGCTCCAGCACAGTTTGTTTACGGTAAAGTTAGAAAAGGTGGTACAATTACTTTCAGTGAGTCTACTGGGGGCAACCAGAAGATACTTCACCAAGTAATATCTATAGCTGGACACGAAGTAGATAGTATAGAAGATATATATGTCAACGACATACCAGTACAGATGACTAACGAGAATGTTACTGAGTCTATCTGGGACAACAAAATTAAGATTTATGTACATACTGGAAACCAAACAAGTGCTACAGATACATTTGCTAACTCTACACAAACTTTAGCTACAACTTTACATAGTGAGACTACTGCAACATCTGACTTTATAGGTAAAGGTATAGCTTACTTATATTGTAGGTTTGAGTACGACTCAAGTGTTTTCTCTAATGGAGTACCTGTAATAACTGCGGTTATAAAAGGTAAGAAGGTAGCTACTACTATTAACGGTGTAGCTCAAACACCTGCTTGGACTGATAATGCCGCTTGGATAATAAGAGACTTCCTAACTTCTGAGTATGGTCTGCAAGACAGTAGTATTGATTATGCTACTTTTGAAGAGGCCGCATCTGTAAGCGCAGACACTACGATACTGTCTGATGGATCAAAGCAATACGCTATTAATGGTGTGATACAAGCGACTGAGCAAATAGGTAATGTTTTACAGAACATGATGACTTCATGTGGTGGTACTTTATTTTGGGGTGCAGGTGCTTGGAGACTGTTCGTTGGATCTTTCGTAGCTCCTACTAAGATACTTACACTAGACGACCTTAGAAGTGGTATATCACTTGACACTAGGATGTCTATGGCAAATAACTTTAATGCAGTACGAGGAACTTTTGTAGATGCTAGTGCAGGTTGGGTTAGTGCTGACTATCCTCAAATTAACTCTAGCCTTTTTCTATCAGATGATAATGGAGTAGAGTCTGTACTAGACTTAAATTTACCTTTTACTAGCAATGTTATAGCGGCTCAAAGACTTGCAAAACAGATGTTGTATAGGAATAGGGAACAACTTACCCTTAGTGCAGAGTTTGGTCTTAATGCTTTAGACATTGAGGTTGGTGACTTTATTAAGTTCAGAAACGACAGATACGGTTGGACTACAGGTAATGAGAAGACATTTGAAGTTACTGAGTGGAGACTGTCTCCTAACGTAGACAACGGTGATCTAAGAGTTGCTATGACTTTAAGAGAGAGTAGCTCTTCTGCTTTTGGTTTTAATGAAGCAGACGAACAAGATATTATTAATAACAATACTACACTTCTACCTTACTATAGTGTACCTAATGTTGGTGTCACTGTGAGTAAAGAGTACAGAGAAGTTAACGAAAGTGTTGTTAACGTCCTTGTTATAGAAGCAACGTCAAATGAGATAGAACGTGTAGAATCAGTTATTGTTAAATACAAGAAGACAAGTGACACAGTGTTTAAGTCTGTAGGTCAAGCTATACTTGTTAATGAAGGTAATACAGCGGCTAGGTTTGAGGTAGTAGGTATAGATGCTCCTCAAGTAAATGAGCCACCTATAAACTACACTATATCAGTTACGCCTGTTAATGCTCTTGGTTACAAGGGTACTACAATTACAACTACCTTTAACGTAACACATGATACTACACCACCTTCTGCCCCTACTAACCTAACCCATTTACTATCGGGGGGTACTGCTTTCTTTAACTGGTCGCCAGTTTCTGCTTTAGATTTATCACACTATAAACTGCATTACTCATCAAACTCATCTGCAAACTTTGGAGATGCTTCTACATTAGTAAAGGTAGAGAAGATTGCTAGACCAGCTACTTCTGTTTCCTTCCCTGCACTTGCTGGTAAGTTTTTTGTATCGTCTGTAGATAAAACAGGTAACGAAAGTACTACAGCAACTGCTGTTGTTATTACCCCTTCTGAGTTACCAACTCTAGGTCAGTCTGACACAGATACAGAAAGTACAAGTTTCAGTGGATCTAAGACTAACCTTACTGTCTCTGGTGGTAAGCTATTTATGACTAGCTTTGCTAACGCAAATTCCACTGGGGTCTATGAGTTTGATCATGGTGGCAGTAGTTACTTTGATGTAGGTACATCTCGTACAGTTAGATTATCTTA